TGCAATGAGAGCTGAACCTTTGTACGCGTCCATGTTCATGCGCGTGCAGCACCAGATCTCGTCAGCCGTGAAGGTGCGCTTCGTCGCACCATCGTCGTAGTTGTAGGAAACATTGCCTTTTGTGTCGATGTTGCGAACCATGCACCAGGAGTTCAGTGGAGAGATGTCCACGATGTCGCCGATTTTGTTGCGGCGCACCTGGTTGTAGAAGTTGCCGCTCATGATTAGCTGAAAAACGTTGAACCAGCGGAGTTCATACGCGGTCATCAGCGCGTTCGGCGCATCTTTCATGATCGAAAACAGCGAGTTGTCGAAAGCCTTGCGAGTGCGGGTAACACCTTTTATGACGTCCTGCTGGAAAAGAATCGCCGGCATCGCAGCGATGTCGTTGCAGATCATGTTGACGCCGGAAAGGAAAGAGGCAACTCGGATGGCCGTGAACCGGGTAACAGGCTTGCCAGCAGCAGTGGGAAGTCCGACGAGTGCCTGAATCAGCCCAGCTGAGGGAGAATCCAGCGTCGAAATGTCAGTGTCCTGCCCGAACAGTTTGAACTTGGCCTTGATGTACTGAAAAAGTTTGGATGCCATTTACTTTGAGCTCACATAGAAGAATTGACGCTTCGGTTTCACGATGTTCTCCGGACTGGTCGCGCGTCCCAAGGCCATGATCATTGCGACGCAACCGTCGTTCTTTTCTCGCTTCTTGTCTTTCGCTGGTCTGATGAAGCCTGAAGTCTTCGAAGTGTTCCACCGAAGATTTCCAACCTGCCAGCGCAGCACAGGGTCGTTGTCATGTTGCAGTTCGCCAGTTAGAACCTTCCGCATCCACTCGTTGCATGCAGCGTTCATCTTGTCGTTGTGGCCTTGGCGGAACTGAACGAACTTGCTCATCGGGAAATTCTCCTCGCCGAGCATTCGCACCAGTTCTTCAGACCACGCTGCGTCGTACGCCAGTTCCTTCAGGTCAAACTTCGCGTTGATCTCGCAGATTGCTTGCGCAATGCTGCGAGGATCGGTGATGTCACCTTCAGTCGCTGTGAGAAACCCTTCTTCGTGCCAGCGGTCGTACTGCACACGGTCACGCTTGGAACGTTCCTCTATATTTGATCTAGGAATCCAGAAGTATGGGATGACTCGCCACTTCTCGCCTTGTTTCAGCGGTGGGAACACCAGTACGAGTGCAGAAGTGTCGTTCTTGGGAGCCAAATCCACGGCTGCGAAGCACAGACGACCAGCTAGTTCAGCCTGCGACTCAATGCGTAGCTTCTTGGGACTCGGGTAGGCACTCAGCGGGACACGGGAACAGTCGTCCCATTTCTCCAATTCAATGGCTGGATCGGCTGCTTCCTCAGTCCAGATGTTGAGTCGGAATCGTTTGTACTCGCCTACGCTTGTTGGTTTCCCGGTGGCTTCCTTCAGCTGGTTGCGTAGTGCCTCGATAGGAAGGATTGCACCAAGCGATGGGTTCGCTTTGATCCAGTGGCGCTCATCTTTCCAGGAGTCCTTCGGATCGAGCGAGAAGATGAAGGGACACACCTCATCGTCATCGATGTGGCCGTCGAGAATCTGACATCCATACTCACGCTCAGCCCAGCACAGTGAGCTTTTGCCTGCGGATGAGCCAGCAGTCGTGATACAGATGAGCATGGGCTGCTTCCGAGTGTCGCCCCCGTACCGAAGGATGCTCCACACGTTGTCGCCAGTCTTCCAGCGATGTAGCTCGTCCAGAATCGCAGCGGAGACGACTGCACCGTCCTGGGAATCGGAACCACGAGCCATCGGTGACAGCCGGGACAATGTTTCAGGTACAGTCAGCGCGATTACAGGATTGTTTCCGCTCTGGTGGATGGCTTCACGCAAGTCCGCGGAGCGAGTACGCATCGCTACCGCCTCGTTGAAGCACTCCTTCGCTTGCTTGAGAGCCGTGGCCGCGATGAAAACACGAGCCGATAGCTCACCGTCGGCGATGAGATGGTAGATGGCGAGTGCTGCGGCCAGTCCGGTCTTGCCATTTTTCTTGGCGATTTCAAGGTAGGCACGACGAAAACGTCGCGTTCCATCCAGTCGCTTCCAGCCGTAGAGGATGTAAATCCACGCCTGTTGCCAGGGCATGAGCGTCATCTCAGTGTTTTGCGCAGAGGGAATGCAGAAGGTCTGGATGAAGTCGATGACACGCTCGCCTGCTTCACCGTCGAACACTATGTCTGTGCGCTTCAGATCGCGCACGTGGCGGTCGATGGCTTTTCTTATCCACTGGCCGACGACTTGCTTGCCGGAGAGAACGTCGTCGATGTACTGCTGCGCTACTGTCATCAAATGTTTGGTACCGATGAAAGAAAAGGCCACTCTCGGTCGAGTGGCCTTCTCAGTTAGTGGAACCGAACGACTGGTTAGCCGTTCACGCTCCAGATCTGTACTGCCTCGGGCAGAACCACACGCTGGTCGGTACGGCGGTAGCCGAAGACCTGGATGATTCCGTTCACGAGCTGGGTGATGTTGTCGGTCACGACCTGAAGAGCCGGACCACCACGGTCACCGATGATGACGCCTTGCTTGAAGTCACCGAAGGCGATAGCGCCAGTGACGGCAGGGCTGGCGTTGTACACCGGCATTGATGCCGAGTAGTTCACCTTAAAGCCGTGCAGTTCATCGACGCCACCGTTGCTGACCCACCAGGGGTTGAACTGGTTGGCGTCAATCTGCTTCTTGCGAAGAGCGATGCCAGTCAGGCGGTGCATCAAGTACTGAGCGTTCGGGTAATACGTTGGGTTCAGCTTGCCAGTGAGGTCGAGGGCAGCGTCGCCAGACAGAGCAGCGGTTTGAGCCGCAGTTCCACCAGTCAGGATGCCTTCTGCTTCACCAGAGCCAGAGCCGTTGACGAACTTGTCCTCTTCGAAGTTGTTCACACCGCGAGCGAGATCCGCTGGCAGGAAGATGGACAGGGCAGCTACGTCTTGTGCCAGTTCCAGGGTGACCGGCACGTATGCGCCAGACATGAACGCGCTCAGGGTCTTCTGAGCGAACGCAGGCTGAGTGCTGGAGAATGCGTGGTTGGTCGAGCGAGATTCTGCCTTCGCAGCAGCGACCGACTTGGTCGATTGTGCAGCGAACTTGATGTCGTTGGTCGTCGGGATGACAAGAGCCAACTTACGCAGCGAAGCTTCGTTTGGAGCCAGGGCAACGATCTGACCCTCAGGGCCGATGGTTGGTACCAAGTATCCGCCGTCCGTGGTTCCACCCTCGCCGAGAGCAGCGTTGGTGAACTTCTTGGTGAGAACGGAGCCGAAGAATGCGTCAGAGTACTCGGCAGAGAACTTCTGCTTTCCGAGCATGCGCACCTGCTCGGTATTGGCAATGACCAACTCGGAGCCGGGAGCGTTGAGGGCTGCTTTGCCAGCAGCGGTAATGTCATACAGCTTGATCGACTTTTCGTTCGCTTCGATCTCAGCCGTCATGGTGTTGATCTGCTCGTTCTCAGCAGCAGTCAGGGTGCGCTTAGACTCGGTGGCTGCGTTCAGCAGTTTTTCAACCGCGTTGTACAGTTCCAAGTTGCGCTTTGCGAGTTGCGTCTTCATGGGATGATTCCTTTTGGTTCGCTCGTCCCATGAGCAGCAGTGGCTGGATCGGGAGGACGGCATGCTTCCGCTCGGCTGAACTCGATGGAGTCAACCTTGCGTAGCCCAATCGGTGAGGCTTTCGCCTCTCAATCAAGGGCTGCGGAAGTCGGAAAATTTATTGCAGCTGTTGTCGAACAGCGGGAGTGGTGGCGTTAGCAGTGGACTTCGGTTTGTTCAGGAACTTGCTCAGCTTCGATTCCTTTGGAGTCTCCACCGTGAGCCGTGCTTGGTCAGCTGGAGTCATGCCGAACCGTCCGCTCAGTGACACCAAGATGTTTATGCCTTGGAAGGAGAGCGAGTCGGTTTCCATCTTGTGTACCAGCTTCACTAGCAGGGTGAACATGGTGCGGTGAGCGAAGGTGGCAACCCCAGGCAGGAGTCGCTTCTGCTGTTCACGCCAGACTTTCTTCAGTTCGTCGGAAAAATCTTTGGGTGGGCCACCGATTGGACGCGTGGACTTTGGCTCACCGTCCCGTTTGCGTTCGGGATGGTTTAGGTATGCGCCACGTGCGTCGAGTATAGCGGTCGGTGTTCGTCTGCCGGGCATAATGCTCTCTATATAGGCAACAGAAAATCAATAGGTTGATGTTGGCGGTATGGCGAAAAACCGGGCGCGTGGGCCCTACGATCACGCGGGCCTATTGATTTTGTCCGGACGCGGGGGTAGGAGTGGCCGGAGTAACGCAGAGTTGCCGCTATAGCCCTGCTCGCGTCTTCGCTGTGTGGCACGCCTTACACAAACCTTGCAGGTTGCTACGATCCCAGAACCAAGCCATGTCACCGTTGTGTTCGGACACGTAACGCTTTGCTGGGACGATGTGGTCACAGTCCTTACATGCGTGGATCTTGCACACAGCGCACAGGCGATTCTGCTCTCTGAATACTCGATTAGCGAGCAGTATCCACCGAGTGGTCTTATACAGCGGACGGAACTCGTCTTCCTTCCAGCGTCGTTTGTCATATGCACGACTGCTTTCCACGCTATGGTTTTCTGTGCGGTGCTTCTCACAGAATCGTTCAGCAGTACGTTCATTGCAGCCGGGTTGGCAGCATAGCTTGAGTGGAGCTGAGGGCATACGCTATTGAATTGAGGCGAGAAACGCCTGAGGCATATCAGACAGTCGGACTCTTGGGAAACTACTTGAGCCGAGTGGAGCTGGACATGTGCTATCGGAGTGAGCGCGAGCAACAATCATTTGGCTGCCGTCCACTGAGTCAAGTTGCTTGCTGCGCAGTGCTGAGTGAGAGAAGTCCGAGTCTTCCCCTACTGCTTTGGAGTTGAATGGATGTTCAGCCCACCAGTTCTTGAAATAGAGCTGAGAAGTTCCACACGCGTAAGAAGTTGTGCCTCGATATATGTGGGCACAATTCTCTCGTGCGCGGTTGCCGGATGTGTTCCAATAACTGATGCTGTAATAGCCGGTGACTTGCTTACCAGACGCGAGCAAGCGAGTCACTTGGGTCTCGATCCTGTTAGGTGCGCTCCAGTCGTCGTCATCCCAATGGCAGATGATTTCGCCTTGCGCCAGTTCGTTCACTCGGTTGCGCATTTCACCAGTGGTCAGTTTTTTCCCAGGCTGCTTGTAGTAGCGGATACGGGGGTTAGCCGGGATCACTGATTCTGTTTCATCATTGCCGTTGTCCAGAATCACCAGCTCTGAGTTCGCGTATGTCTGGTTTAGAAAACACTGGATTGCCAGTGGGATCCATTTGGCGCGGTTGCAGGTTGGCATGACGCAGGAAACGTGAGGCATTCATTAAGAGAGACTGGAAGACAGCTATGAGCCAACCCATCATGAAGGTGACCCAAAGCAGAACGGACGAGGCGCATTGGGGGATTCAGATGACGAATGCGCCGGAGCGCATCTCAGAGGCGGATAGGCGTGTGAGCAGGTGATTACATGGTGCACTACCGCAGGGTGAAATGGTGGCGGCCTTGAGTGGACTATTTAACGTGACCTTGCGAAAGCAGTTACCCCAATGTATCCTTTGCACACCTATTCCTAAAAATGAACGATCCAAGGAATGTTTTGATGCTGACGCCACAAGAGCAAGAGGTAAAAGAAAAAGATGCATCATTAGTGAATCAACAAAACAGCCAAGAGGAGAAGCCAAAATCCATCAGCCATTTTGCAAGAATCCACAAGAATCTCATAAGAATCTTAGGGCTAATAACTGCGATTGTCGCATCTGTAACCGCAGGCATTACTATTTTCGATCATTTTCGAAGCCACCCGGCAAATGTTCTCATCGAGAATATAATTCCATTTCAAATTCCTATGGAAGGCGCATTTACTGAATCACCCTCACAAGTAAGTTGGGAGGTTGTATTCTCAATTGCTAACCTCGAAAAGGACACTATTGCGATTCGGAAATTCAGCCCGCAGTTTCCTCATACCGAATTTGACGGACACACATGGCAATTAAAGGATGACAGGTTGTTTCTTGTCGGCCAAGTGTTCGACTCTGAAGAGGAACTACGCAGCTATTACTTAACCGAAAAATCTGTCCGGAAGCAGCGAGCTGAACAGCACATCGGGATGGGGCCTTTTCTGTTGAAGCCAGGGGAGAAGAAATTCTATATATTCAACCTCAAACTGACGGTCTATCGTGATGATGTTGAGTGTAGCCATTGCATATCTTCAAACGATGAGGATTTTATTGCTATTTTAATTCAGAACGGATTTGACGATAAGGATCGCCCGCGTTGTGGCAGTAGGGAACTCCCCGTTGTTCTCGGGCTGGATAACAATCGCGAGTTAACAACCTCTGCGTTTACTTGGATGTCAATTCCTGGCTGTGTCCTAACTCTTCCACCCGGCATGAAGCTAGAAAGCCATCAAGATAAACAACCAGCAAAGAATAAGAAACAGCCATCGCAACGTCAGTCAAAATGAGCCTCGGGCGATTGGACGTTGGGGGATTAGAGATGTGCACTGTCACTCCGTGACGGCAGCGGAGCTGCATCAGGCACCGTTCACCGGATAGCCAGTGTTGTGGTCAGATGGCCACGGTGAGATTAATCGGTGATGGTGGGTTTGCCTTGTCATGATGACCGATCCCGGTCTCTTTACTTCTCAATCTTTTCCAAGGTCTCAGAAATGTGATCCGGACAATACTTTTCATCTATCTTCAGATCTATCTCATGAGTTTTGTATCCTTGGTGCATGAACATCACACGGTATAAGCCATATTCCAAATCAACAGGGAATGCCAATTCCGCTTGAAGTGTTAGCGGGGTGAACCCAGAACCAGACGAAGACCAGATTGCGACGATTGTGTCATCTGGATAAGTTAGAAAAAGCACTGAACATGTTCGCGGCGCAGTCTTGTTTCCAAGGCGTTGATCTATCGCAGCAAGTTGTTTTTTTGCTTCTAAGAGCTGTTTGGTAGCGTTGCTGGCAATGTCTTCCGCCTCACTTCTGCGTTTCTTTTCCGATTTGAGCTGTCTTCGAGCTGCATCCACCTTGATTGCGGCTTCAGTGACACGACGTTCCGCATCTTCTTTCTGCTTCTTTAAGGCCTCAATTGAGTCGTGTGTCTTTTTAAGTTCCCCCTGCGCCCATCTTTGCAGTTCAGCATCTGACGAAAGTATTGAAAGCAGTCCAAAGACTCGCTCCCGCTCGGCTTCCGTTGCACCTGGCCTCAATGCCCTGTCAAGGTATGTCTGTCTAATTTTCTCCTGCTGCTCCACCAACAAGCGGTGAGATTCCCGAGAGCTAGCATAAATATTGCTAATCCATGTAGCGAGCGGCAGAATAGCCGCAATCAATGCCCCAAGAATGGTCACCGTTTTCGCATCTCTCCACCAAGGTTGTTTCCCTGCAGCTCTGTCCTTAATCCTCGATTCAAGTTCACTAAGCCTCGAATCAAACTGCAAAGAGTCCTCCAGGGCTTTTATGCGTTCCTGCAATGGATTCTGTTCATCTGACATAGCAGAGCATTATTGTCCGTTTGCATTCTTTGTCAATAATTTCCATCCTTTTTAAAATTAAAAGGTTTATCGGGACGGCGTGGGAACCATACTATTTGCGGAGTCCTTCTTGGCCTCATATTGGCACTAGGAATCCTGAAGTTGCGCTCCACCTGCTGACGCGGCCAGCTACATACCGGCAGCAATTCCACCATCCCGAAAACTTAAAACTATTGCTCCGTTTCCTGCTTCATTCTGATCTTGCGAATCAGCGCGGCATCCTTGCTGTCCTTATCGTCCAGCAGGCGAATCGGAATCTCTTTACCGGATTCACGACAACGGAATTAGAGGTACGGTTTCAGTACAAACATGCTTTACTCCAATCCGTCCTGATCCTCAGGAGCGTCCACCACGAAGGTTTTCTTCTTGCCAGAGTCCCCGGCCTTGCCTAGATATTTCTGGAACTGTTCCCAGACCGTCGGGAACGCTTTAGCGAAGCCAGCGGAGCCTTCCAGCACTCCTGGCTTGCTCCAATGATTGCTTTTCTTCAGTGCCCACCGGATGGCAGCCTTCACCTGGCTCTCATCATGGCTGCGGAGCAGCGGCTCGAAGTCCGCGGAGTCCGCGCTGCCTTCGTACTCGGTTTGCTCGTCCCAAAACTCAGCCAGCCGGGAACCAGACTCTGACGGTTCTTCAGACTGACCCGACTGAAACTGATTAGCGCCTGTATGGGGCGCTACCGAACCTGAACTGATCTGAGGAGCCTCCGGCTCCAGTCTGTTGTCAGCCGTCAGCCGTCTCACGTCAGTTGTCTGCGTCTGCGTCTGTCGTCTGGTAGAGCTTTCACGGAAACCTCCCGGAGCTTTCACGGAGGAATCCGAAGGTGGTCCCGGAAGTTCGCTTGGAGGTTCATTTCCACTTACGTACTGGTAGTTTGTGAATGTGGGCAGCCAGCCGTAATCTTTACCGTCCACTTCATACTTCTCAACGATGTTGAGTTGGGAAAGCTCCGAAAGTATCCTAGAAAAATCCAGATTGCTCCGGAAAGGGAACACCAAAGCTTGGAGTTTTCTGGCGTCCCAACGGAAACATCCTTCGCGGTCAGCGTGGCACCAAAGCCCGACCAAGGCCTTGAAGAGCGGCAGCCCTGTTTCCAGTTCTTTGTCGTCCAACTCGTAATTCAAGAACACCTTGGGATTCACGTTCCGTATCCTCATCGGTGCTCGTAATGTCTTCGCCATAAACTTCTCCTAACGCCTGAAGGCCGAGAACCCGTACCCTGGCGAAGGAGTGGCGGGAGTTCTCGGCCCACAGTTGTTGCAACTTCAAAATTGTTTTGCTGTCCTTCGCCAGGACGATTTCTCTATTAATTACCGCTGTAGCACTAATCTTTGTTTCAATTGTCAAATGCCTCTAGCTGGCCAACACACTCTCCCTGCGAAGCTGCGTGACTTCACGCGATTCGAAAATGGCCGCACACTCAGCTAGTTGCGCATAGCGGAGACGCCACTGAACTAACTCGTCGTAGGCTTTTTTCAGGAGTTGCTTTCGGAGACGCTCGTCGGAAAGGACGGTTACCACGTCCACGTAACCCCGCTTTTCGGCCTGAACGACATTCACGAATGCCCGGATGGGTTCAGGAATCACGGTTGCGTGAGAAGTCTTATCAACCACGACAACCTCAATGTGACGTAGTAGGTAAGCCGCTTCAGTCTCGTGGCATTTCGCCACGGCCCGTTCAGTTTCCCAGGTGAAGTCCGCATCCACCGGAGAAGGTGTGCCGGAATTGTGGGCTGCCTCCACTGCTCTGGCCAGCACCTTGGCATTCAACTTGCCCTGTTGCTGCTGGAGACTGTCAAGATATTCACCAGCCTTTTGTGGGTCTGATCTGAGAAAAGCACCCTTACGGACGCTGTAATGTTTTTCAAAGAGGGTCATCGGGATTACAACTCCTCACTGGTGCCAACGTGGAACATCCCAAATGAACCGTTGCGTTCCGGTCTCCAATCGCCCACCCCAATGCCGAATCCGGCTACGTTCAAAAGGTTGGTGATTTGTTCCTTCGTCAGGGCATAGGCGTTGTAGCGAATTCTGAGAGTTGCCTTCCACTTGCGAAATTCACCGCGATATCGGATGGTGGACACTCCCATGCCGATCTTCACAATGTCCTCGCGCATTTCTGGTTCACCTTGAATTTCAACCATGTCGCCCACAATGTGGAACGCCCCCCTTGCTTCAGTCATCTTGATGCCGTCAACGAACCGGCACGCAGATACCGCAGCGGACTTGAACGCGACAGAGGGAAAGCCGTGCTTGCCGTCCCTGAATTTGTACAAGGACTCCTCGTATTCGCGCTGTGGGTCTTTTGGTTCGAGGCCAACATTTGGCTGACCCATCATTTTGTCCAACATAAGTTTCTTGTTGCGCTCACTCCACGCGTGAGAGATCAACGGAGAATCACCAATGAGCGTAAGCTCCATAACCTGTATGTTTATTTTTGGAAGCGAAACTACCGTTGCTCCGTCCTCTGGCTTGTTTTTAACTCCCTTGGGCATCGTGTTCTCTCCTCAGAATTGTGTTGGCCTTGTCGCTCGAAAGGAGACAAGGCCAACTCCCAATCGCACCTCACCGGGCCGCGCCTATCCTTGCCGGAACTTGCCTAACCCCGCTCTGCCATGGAACCAATTGGCTACTATCTATCTACGATTTAATTTCAAGTTTGGTCATTTTTCTGGACAGAATTAACACTTCTTGAGGCGTGGCTGATATGCAGAGCCTCATGCGCTCTGTGTTCTGCTAATGGGCGAGGGGCTGATATGTGGAGTTCGATAACGCCAGAAATTCTTGATGTGCGTTACTTTGAGCGTGACACGATACCGAGATCTCAACGGCCAGAAGTTTGGAAGGCTCACCGTTGTCTGTGCCGCAGGCCGGGTTCCGCGAAAGCACGGCTCCAGAATCAAGCAAGTCATCCAATGGAAATGCCAGTGTGAATGTGGCGCTATTACTTTCCTGATAAGCGAAGTTCTGACCCGAGGGAACACTCAGTCATGCGGCTGCCTGTACCGGGAAAAGGTTTGCGAGCAGGGCACGACACTCCGGCATGGCCACGCCATCGGTCGCAAGAGTCCTGAATACAGATCATTCATCTGTGCCAAGCGTCGTTGCCATAACGTGCGTGAGAAAAGTTATCCGAGGTATGGTGGTCGCGGAATAAAGTTCCTCTTCGAGTCCTTTGAAGATTTCTTCGACGAGTTGGGAGAGAAGCCCCAGCCCAAAAGCCGCTACACCATCGAACGATTGGATGTGAACGGTCACTACCAGCGCGGTAACGTGCGCTGGGCCACGGCGAGTGAACAGAGAAGAAACCAGCGGAAGGTATTAAATCGTTAATGAGGAACAACTGTGGCTGAGAACACTGCCTATTTTGAATGGATTACGGCTAATCGGGCCGTGCAAGCGGATGAGCAGCAGGCCTTGGAGGGCACCCTCACCATCAGCGCGGAAACGCAGGGTGATCTCGGAGAAGGCGACATCGGGGTTTTCGTTCATGAAGACTTCCCGCAATTCCTTCGCACGTTGCGATTCCTCTCGAAAGAAGACCAAGAACTGCTCTTGTCGTACTATGTTTTGAACAAAAGCCAAAATTCCCTGGCACCGATTTATCGCACAACTCAGACGATCTGTTCTTTCCGGCTGCGCGAAGCAGTGAAACGCCTGGGCACTTTCATAATGCTTGGGCACCCCACACGGGAAATTATGTCGGACATTCTCACCAACGCAGGGTTAGAGCGGGCACCAGTCCGTATTTTGGCGAAGTCTTATTACAAGCAAGGAACATATTCACTATCACTGCTGATTGACGCTTACGCGAAGGCTCGGAATTTTCAGACGCTTGCGGATCACTACAAGATATGGCGTCCTGATATTAGGCGGGCGATGTCCAAAGCGTATAAGCAATTTAAATCTTCAACTAACAACCGTGAGGTCGCGCTCGGCGCATACATCTTTGGGCTGATCGACAAAGCTAGTTATTATGGCGCAGGAAAAATCAAACGCCAGTTAAAGAAGCAGGGGAATGTTTACAGGACTGACCCAGCGATTCTGGACCAGTTTCGCATCAATGCAGCCGACCCCGATTTTGAGCATGTGTTTACAGCTAGGGCGAACAACTGAATTCTGTCTTAGCAGTCCTGGGCTATAATCCGGCAGCAAACGTCCTTATGAAAATTTCCGATTATTTTGCAGAGTTGTTTGTCGCTGGCCTTCTTGCGGATGCCGGATGGAACGTGTACTTTCCACATCGTGACCAAGGTTTCGATTTCATCATTACAAAGAGAATCGCAAGCGGAGAACTGCTGATTCGCCCAGTACAGGTGAAGGGTAAGTACCCCATGGACGAAAAAGGAGACCAGCCTTTATACGGCTATGTCGGCAGATTAGAACTCCATCCGGAGATGGTACTGGCGATTCCATTTTTTGGGCCAGCCCAGACAACTCCGGCTTACATCGCATACATGCCAGCGAAAATGATAAGAGAGCATCCACGTGGCTACCGCTGTCAGCCTGCCCTGTTCCGCAATGGGCAGGCGCAACCTCGACGTGATCATCGGATATTCTTTGATGAGGACGGACTCAAGAACTTAGAAAAGCCAGAATTCAAAGATATGGCAGTTGCGGGAGCAGCGGGTGCCTGA